TACCTCCAATTTACTGTAAGATAAGGAGAGAATATTTATATGACTTACGAGAACATCAAGGAGAAACTGAAGACTGCGTGGTATTTGCTTTGGGGAGTATTAGCGGGCGTGCGACGTTGTTTCATTGTTTACTCAGCAACGGTGCAATATATTGGCGACTTCCTATCTCTGCTTTTGTTCAAAGAACAATCAGCAGTGATGTGCATAGCACACCGATGGAACATCAAGATCTCGACGATCTTCAGCTATGGAATTCATTTAGTTATTATCCTAGTGTTACTGTTTTTGATTTTTTAAAAGGTCAACGCTGTAAATATTTAGGAAAAAACAAAAAATTTTATCATGGCGAATATTTATTTACGATTGATTGGGCACATCCAGAATCTAATATCGTGGATACTGAACATTCCGAAATACCTGACCAACATAAATGTGGCCACGTTTTGGCTCTTGACAACGGTAATTATGCAATTCAGCCTAATAATCGTATTTTGTGGAACGTGCCTAGTTTTACTACTTCTACACATTGGCCAGACTATAAAGTCCAGACTTCGTATTGGAATGTAGAAAATAAAAACTGGAAGACAGATGATTCAGATGATATGTTTTATAAAATAAATGACAAGAAAACCAAGAAAAATTAAAAGAGCTTTAAAATTAGATGCTAGAATAGAGCATGGAGTATGCCCCTATTGCAATTTACTATCACCTCTGTTATTCTTATATAAGGATTTCTACAGATGTTCTTTGTGTGGTGAAGAGGTGGAACAATATATTAACGGAGTTATTAAATACATTCCAATTACAAGCAGTAAAAGAATAGGTTTAATGACAGAAACGGTTGAAAAATGAGTAGCGAATTTAAAGTTAATGATCAAACCCAAGTATCTTTACCTATTAAAAATATAATTGGTATTGTATCAGCGATTGTTGTAGCGGTATGGACTTATTTTGGTCTTGTTGAAAGATTAAATAGATTAGAAACTAATGAAAAGCTAATGGCTCAAGACTTGCTTAAAAAAGCTGAACAAACTCCTAAAAACCAAGAAATGTATATGTTGATTGAGTATCAAGCTAAAGCATTAGATAAACACTCTAAACAATTAGAAGAAAATGTTCATACAAAAGTATTAATAGCTCAATTAGAAAAGAAAGTAGAAAAATTAGAAAAAGAATTAGATACATTAAGAGGTAAATAATGGTTGAAGCAGTATTTGCATTATTAATGTTCCTTAATGGAAAATTAGAAAATTATTCACCTAAAGCTACAATTGCAGATTGTTTGGAACAAAAACGTAAAGTTGAAAGAGATGGAAACCCTAATTCAACACAATGGCAATGCAAAGAAATTAAAGCTGTTGTAGAAATTGATAAATATGGTATTAAAAGAATTAAAGAAATTAAAGAATAATGGCACGTAAAGTTCAATCAGGTTCAGGTACATTTATCAAACACACCAATAAAAAAAGACCAGGAAGACACGCCAAAAAACCAAATAAACGTAATACAAGAAAAGAATATAGAGGTCAGGGAAGAAGATAATGAATGCCCGCCCTAGTTGTACTAGGACGAGCAAACAAAAGGTGTGAGAAGAGATCTCCACAATACCTTAAAAATAATTATCTTGCAAGACTTGTTTTTATTGCTATAGTTTCCCATATTAAAATGCAGAAAGCATAAATAAACAAACAAAAAGGAGAAGAAATGGCAGATCCAGCAAAATATAAATCGGTGTCAGTACCGATGGAAATATATAAAATTTTAGTATTTCTAAAAGATGGTAAATTAACAGATGCTAATTTAACTGTAAGTAAAACTATAGAAGTATTAGCAAAGAAAGAAGCAAAAAATAAAGGTTATAAAAATGGACATTCAAAATAAAACTCATAAAGTTATTTGTCATGATTGTGGTGGTAATGGATATCGTAGAGATTGCTATGGTGAAGTATATCAATGTAAAAATTGCAAATCCCAAGGTGAAATAGAATTTACTGAAGAAGAAATGTTAGAGAACATTGATGATGCAGGAGCTATAATATGAAAAAAAGAAGAATATCAGGTTACTATGGCTATTGGTGTCATGTTAAAAAAAGACGTGTGTTTAAAACTTTATATGAAAAAGCAGAATGAACATATTTCATTTAGATAAAGAACCAGAAGTTTGTGCAAAATATCACTGCGATAAACATGTTGTTAAAATGATATTAGAAACAGCTCAAATGTTATCTACTGCATATCAAAAGCATTTTGGTGTTAATGATAAGTTATACAAAACAGCTTATCCAAAACATCCAATGACTTTGTGGGTTGGTGAATCAAAAGAAAATTTTTTATGGACAATGGATTTAATGAAAAATTTATTATTCCAATATACTTTAAGATATAAAAAAGTTCATGCATCTTATCGTGTATATGAAACATTAAAATCTTTAGATATAACTAATTTTCCATCATCAAGTTTTACAACACCTCCATTATGTATGCCTGATACATATAAAGTTGAAGATTATATTCAGTCTTATAAAAATTATTATGTAGCTGAAAAAAAATCTTTTGCTAAATATACCGAAGTTAATATACCGGAGTTTATGTTATGAAACGTGGACCTAATGATTTAGAAGAGATCATTAATAAATTAAAAAAAGAAAACAAAAGGTTGAAGAAATGTCTGAAAGAACAAAAAAGAAAATAGGTAGTTTAATTATTCACAATGTTGTGAAGTATTGGGTTGAACCTAAAAAATATGGTTATGAAATACGTATATTAGATGAAGCTGAAGATTTAACTACAATTGAATGTCACATGAATAAAAAGAATAGACAACAAGATGAGGAATTATTTAGAAAATGAAAAACATTATAAAAATAAATGATTATTTAGGTCTTGCTGTTAAAAATGTTCTTAATGGTAATGATATAGTTGTTATTAGAAAAAATAATTCAAATTTAATTATAAAACTTAGACATGAAAAAAACAAAAAAAGATCTTGAGTTAGAATATATTTATAATGAATTATTTGACAAAATGGTTGAACTTGTTTTGCGTTATAATGAACCACAGATGGTGGCTTCAACAATGATGGCACAAGCTATGAGATTATATAAAACAGTTTTTAAATATCCTGGAGAGTTTGAAGAAGTTATGGAAACTATAATGAGACAATCTGAAGAAATAGAACCTTTTAACCATAAAGCAATACATTAATAAAATGGCTTTACAAAAAAAATTAACAGAAAAACAAAAAAAATTTGCAGAATTATTATTATATTCTTCAAAAAAAGCTACAGAATGCGCAATAGAAGCAGGATATGATAAAGATTCTGCTTATGTAAGAGCTAGTGAACTTCGTAATCCAAATAGATATCCATTGGTTTGTAATTATATAGAAAAACTTAGAGAAAAAAAATTAGAAGAAGAAAAAATTAAATTTACTAGAAGTTTATCTTTAATGAATGATTTATTAGAATCAGCCGTGAATGATTTTAAAAAAGATTGGAGATTTAATTCACATCATAGATATAAACATGCTGCTAGAGCAGTTAAAGTATTTAAAGATTTATATTCCTGTGTGGGTTTAGGGGAAACAGTTAATGTTTATTTAGCTTCAGAATCAAGGCCTTATGTAACAAATCATTATAAAATAGGTAGAACTTCACATGAAGATGTTAATAAAAGATCAACTGGTAGAACTGATAATCCCTTTGGATTAACTTATATATGTGGTTTTAAATATACATCTATGAATGGATTTAATTTAGAAAAAGCTTTTCATAATTTTTTTAAAGAATATTCAACTTATAATGATAAATATGATTCTTCAGCTTCTGAATGGTTTCATATTAAAGATAAAGATAATTTTATAAAACAATTTAAAGAAATTGGTTATTCTTTTTTAGAAAAAAATAATTGCCAAGGAGTATATTATGAAACAAAATAAAAGAAGATCAGAATGGGGTAAAGGTTGGGATGGAAGAAGCCGTATTCCTGATGAAACATTTAAAAAGAATTATGACGAAATAGATTGGTCATATGTTAAAAAAGAAGAAGAAAATAAAAAAGATGATAAGTAAATCAATAAAAGGTGTATGTTCAGAATTAGAAGCTATAAAAATTTTTTTAAAAAGAGGTTATTATGTTGCTAGAGCATTGGATCCACAATGCCCGTTTGATCTTATTGTGGTTAGCAAAAAAGGTAAAATTTCTTTACTCGATGTTAAGTCCGTATCTCGTCGTAAGACTGAAACCTATAATTGTAAACCAGGAGATAGAATTAATCGTTCTGTATCGAAAAGGCAAAAAGCGTTGGGCGTTAAGATACATTACGTTGAATGAACTTAGAAATTTTATTATTGGAATGATAATACTTTCTTACATTATTAGAATATTTATATGAAATATATTTTTATATTATTGTTTTTAGTTAGTTGTTCTAAAGATATTTCTTTTGACCCTACAACTACTATTCTTAAACAAACCATTAAATTTTTATATGATGAATCAAATAAAGAAAAACCTGTAATGGAAATTCAATATTAATCATGAAACACAATCCTAAATATAACTATCCTAAATCAACGCGATCAACAATAGAGGGTCAACGACACTATGATCTAGGTGAAGCTCGCCTTCCTTCAGTAACTACGATTCTTTCCGCAACTCAACCGGAGGAGAAACGTAAATCACTTGAAGCGTGGCGTCAACGAGTAGGCGAAGTTGAAGCAGCGCGGATCGTGGATAATTCTGCAACGCGCGGCACGGCTATGCATACAATAATAGAAAGCTTTCTAACAGGCCAATATCATTTAGATTTAACTGATGTGGGTCGTAATGCTCATACCATGGCTCAAACCATCATTGAAAATGGATTAAAGAACAAAATCACCGAATTTTATGGCATGGAAGCTACCATGTATTACCCAGGTTTATATGCTGGAGCTACAGATTTGATTGCTGTGCACAATGGAAAGGACAGTATCATTGACTTCAAACAATCTAATAAACCAAAGAAACGCGAATGGATTCAAGATTACTTTATGCAACTTGCAGCTTATGGAATGGCACATGACCATGTGTATGGAACTACAATTGAAAAAGGAATAATTATGATGTGTACTCCTGAAAATATTTATCAAGAGTTTACAATAGAAGGATTAGAATATAAAAGATATAAACATGAATTTTTAAGAAGAGTCGATCAATATTATAATCAATTAAAAGAGGGACTGGACAATAATGCCTTATAAAGACCCAGTTAAAAGAAAAGAAAATTCAAAAAAAAACTATTTAAAAAGAAAAAAAGAAAATTATCAATTATGGTTAGAAAGATCACGTATTCATTGTAGAAAATATTATTTAAAAAATAAAAAGAAAGAAAACAAAAGAACTAAATTATATAAATTAAAAAACAAAGAAAAAATAAAAAAAACAGTAAATGCTTATTATAGAAAAAGAAGAAAAACAGATATGAGTTGGAGACTTTTAATGAATGTTAGAACAAGAATAAATCATGCATTAAAAGGAACAGTTAAAAAATCGGATAAAACAAAAAAATTAATAGGTATTTCATTAGAAGGATTAGTTAAATATATTGAAAGTAAATTTAAACCAGGTATGAGTTGGAAAAAAAGACATTTAATTCACATAGACCATATAATACCTTGTGCCTCTTTTGATTTAACAGATCCAAAACAACAAGCTAAATGTTTTCATTATACAAATTTACAACCTCTTTGGGCGCATGAAAATTTATCTAAAAGTTCTAAAATATTATGAATTTAAATGTTTATAAATGGATTGCAGCCGGCATCAGCATTATTTGTTCTGTTATACAGGCAAGTGCAATTATTCATTTACAATGGATTGCCTGGATATTTCTAATGGTAAGTGTAATGATGTGGACCTATGTTTCTTACATTGAAGGAGATAAAGCTAGATTAACACAACAAATAGTGTTTATTTTGCTTAGTTTTTTTGCAATATATAACTGGTTTCAACATAAATGATAGGGTTGACAAAACATTAAAAATAGACACAATGAAAGGATATGAACCAATGAGCAGCTATAGGACTGCAACCTTATCTAAATAGATAAGTTTATAAATCAACTAACATCGCAGGAGGAATACGTGAATAATTTAAAACATTATATACTGTATCTAATAACAATACTGATCTGGTTGTTTATTGTGTTTTTTGTTGTATTTTCTGAACCCGCCTTTGGCTATAAGAACAACAAAGAATTCATAGAATCGGTCAATAAATGCGCTGATTATCTTGATAAAAGATATAAAAAAGAAGAAAGAATACCTAGAAAATTATTATTAACACAAGCTGCATTAGAGTCTAACTACGGTAGATCTAGATACGCTATTGAAGGAAACAATTTAATGGGCATTTACCAGTTTAAAAATTTACATACCGGCATGGCCCCAGCTAACAACCCAAATGCACCGTTTAGAGTGGCTAAATTTAAGTCTAAATGCCATTCTATAGAATATTATATAAATCTATTAAATACGAAGGATGCTTATAAATCTTTTAGAAATGAGCGTGAATTACAGTCTAAATTGCGTATAAACGACGTAAATCGTTATTTTAACTTGCTTTACAACTATTCTACTAATCGTGAATATCCACAACTATTAAAAAGAACTTATAAAGAAATTGTAGAAATGGGTTTTTAACCTATTGACATCATAGGAATTTATATTATATTAATTCTATAACTAATAAAGGAGAAAGAAATGAACTTAAATAATCTAACAATCTACGACATGGCTTTTAGTACTCGAGTCTTAGAAGTCTTTAAGATAAATAATGTTACTATGGAAGATATCCTTAAACATAAATATACTTTGAATGATTTTTTAAGAATGCCTAATATTGGCAGAAAATCTGTAAAAGAAATAAAAGAAGCATTTTTAAGTTATGGATTTCATTTTAAAGATGGTGATAAACATTTTAAAGATTTAGATCAATATTTAGATGCTTTAGAAGCCAAGGAAAATAAAATTAAAGAAGAACAATCTAATGGTTTATATATTGATTTAAATTTAGAAGTTATTGATAAATGTAGAAAAGCTTTAATAACTTCTTTTAACAATATTGTTCAAAAAAATTCATTTTCACATAATGAATTTAATACTGTGATGACTGAACATAAAAAAATATTAAATATGTTTGAACAAAACGTTAGAAACGTTCTTTAATAAAGGAGAAAGAAATGCTTGTAAAAGAACTAATTGCAGAACTTTTGGAACATGATGTTAATTCTGAAATTAAAATAGTTTTATCAAATCTTCCAAATGATATTTATTATAGAGCTAGTGTTAGTGATTTAGATATTGATGGATACGGAGGAGATACAGTTGATATTACATTATCTCCTTTTCAATTTTATAAAGATGGGAAACCATCTACTGATCCGGATAAACATAAAACACACGAAAATAGTTTCGCTAAATATTTAGATGAAAATGTTAAGGAAAAATGTCCAGAATTCATAGATTATGTAAAAGACTGTGAATATATGGATAAAAATGATAATTGATTTAATGTGGGGCTTTTAGACCCCACACCGTTTGTTACTCGTCTTCGTCTTCAAGGTCCTCATCGTCTTGGTCATCCCAATCTTCTGGTTCGTCTTGATCTCTGATTTCGTTGATTTTATCCTCTAATAGATCTATGTGAGCTCTTAGATCCTCAAGAATATCTTCAATTGATTGTTTCTTTTTAGCCATGTGCCATTACCCCCTATCCGCGATCCCCTAATAACAGATAAATGTGACAGAACAAGGAAATAATCCACAGGTAATGGCGTATTATGGAGCGCGGAACGTGGATCGTTGATTTATATAGCTTTTTTATTGTCTCCGCCAACATAAGGGGAATTTTAGGGGTCATGATGAAAAAAAATTTCAACTTTACCCCCTGGCGGCTGGCTTTCGTGGCGGTGATCGTCTGGAATGGTTGACTGGTGCGGATTCTAGACGATTTTTGATCCGCCAGCAAAAAAAAACCTTTGGCGTGCAACGATTCTGGAGGGGCTTGTATCAACGATTCGCCACGACGAGAATATACTACTGATTTATATATCTTTTTTAGACTATGCATTTTATAAGGCTTTTTATCAAAAGTGTTGATTTTATTGGATTTCACTGTATCCCGCTACGCGACCCCCTTTTTCAAATTTAATTTGTAAAATTGGGTAAAAGTTCTACTATAGGAGAAGATGAGCATTAGCAAATATCCTAGAATAAGATTGCATTGGATTGATATCCTTGGAGATACTGCCTGGGCGGATAACGAGGAGTTTAATGAAATGGAATGCAGCACCTGTGTTAGTGAAGGTTTTTTGTTTTATTCAGATGAAAGTAAAATAATGACTTTTGCTTCATATGAGATTGAAGACGGTGAAATAATTAGTTTTGGGGATCGCAACGTATATCCTATAGGTTGTGTTAAAGAAATTGAATACCTCTAGCTGTCCATGGCAAACATGCCAAGGATGCCTATTGCTAAAAGATTGTAAATGTATTAAAAAATAAGTATTGACATAATATCCCATAAGGATTATATGTATAACATAACAGAAAGGATAAAAATGACTAAGACACCATTTATCTTTAGACCAGAAGATGAAGGTAAAAAGATATACGTTGTTAAACAGGAATATGTAATGACTGTTGAACAATACGTAAAAGCTAATGACGATGAAGAAGCCTTTAATATTTTTTTAGAAAAAGGCGGAATAAAGTATGAAGACTTTAATAAACATTTAACAAATGAAAGTTTTGATGAATGCGAAACAGAAGTTGTTGATGTGGATAGTCCTAATACTAAAATTAAATATGTAGGAACAGTTTGTCGTATTTCTAAAGATGATCCATATGATTTAGAATGCGCCGATGTTGAAACAGAATACAAAGATAATGTAGTAGCTTTTAACAAAACATTTGGGAGACATGCATGAGAATAAGTAATTTAGAAGATCTTTCTAGTCATTTAATAGATAATTGGAAAGCTGGTAGTTATAGTGGTAATTTTAAAGGTCAAGAAGCTTTATTATCTGGCAGAGAAATGTCAGAAATATTTATTGATCAAGCTCGTAAAAAATTTCCAGGTGAAGAACAATCTGAAGTAATGTGGCATGCTGAAAGATTAGAAGAATGGATTGAAGAGGGTATTGCTCACTTACGCAATAAATATGTTTAATCTTGTTCTATTACTTTTGATTCAGATTTTGGTTGTTGTTCTTTAACAGTTTCAAAATCAGCCTCTACTAGGAGACCTTTATGGTCTTCTAATATTTGCTTCATCTTAGCTTCTAATTCAGCTGGTGTTAATGAATCAACTGATCCATATTTAATAATCTTTTGATCTATATATAATCCAGCAGCTTTACCTCTAGCAACTTCTGCATTGATTGCTGCAGACCATGCACCTTTAACTCTGGATTCTTCTCTAAGTTTTGCAAGTTCAGCAATATGATTTTCAAATGTAACTTCATATTTCTTTTGCATTTCTTCTCTAAGCTCACCTATGTATTTAACTACTAATGGAGATATCTTTGGATTAGTTAATTCATGTGCTGCTTGTCTAGGTCTTGTTTCATACCCAGCTTCCATAGCACATTCAGTTTTAGTTTTTCTACCTTCATTAAAAACTAATAACTCTGCAAATTTTATCTGTCGTTCTGTTAATTGTTTTGGAGCACCCATAATATTGACTTATAACGTAACTTATAGTACAAATCAACCGTTGCTTAGTTATTTTTGCAACTCTTATATAAATTGGTGGGGTCGGCTTACGAGAAGATGAATGATTATGCCTTCGGATACTGGGCCCCATTTAAAAAGGTGATATGATACACGGAAAAACATTATTATCAGTATTAGAAAAATTTATTAAAAAGTCTGAAGTTGCAGCTAATGCAAGAATACAAGTTCAAATGCCTAATGGTGATTTACATGATATTGCAGAGATAAGATTAATGGAAAATATGCTTATTGGTAATACTGAAACTCATAGAATTGTTTTAAAGACTGAGAAAGAAAAACATAAAATGTCTAAAGTTATTCGTTCAAATCAAATCGTTTAAGTACGATGAAGCCTGAGTCTAAATTTTGGCAACAAGTTAAGAAAAATACACCTAAAATTTCTTGGACAAGATTAGAATCTTGGTCATCATTTGGTGTTCCAGATTTGTTGGGTTACAATGATTCTTGTGGTTTTTTTATGTGTGAACTAAAGATTGCACGAGGTGATAAAATACATCTTTCACCTCACCAGATCATGTTCCACACAACCATGACAAAGCGTAACTTTATCTTAGTAAAAGAAGCCTCTTCCTCTTCTGTAATACTTTATGAAAGCTCCGCGATCCGCGAACTACAATCAGATATTCGTAAAGCTAAAATCGCGGCCCAGAATGACTGGTCCGCGATTCAATCTAAACTATTAGGGGAAACTACCAACGTCCTTTAACGTTCCGCGATTCGCGGTACTTCTTGTCAAAATCGTCTTTATCACTCATGTCTCTGCTAATCGCATACCAATAGAACAGCGCTGCGATGATGGCGGATATACAAACGCCCGACATAAGAATGTCATATAAGTTTTCTAATATATTAATCATATTATCCTTTCATTAACAAACCAGTTATTAGGGGAGCTCATGGTTCAGGAGCAACTAATATATAATCCCATATCAACAATAAGTCAACAATAAATATTTCTAAACGAATCATGATCCGAGATCAACGATTCGCGAATAGTCAATGCGACATATTGTCGCAGGCTCGCCTGCGATGTAAGCGGTCCGCGCTTCGCGCATAGGTTGTGCGCTGGCGTGCTCGAGGGTCGCCGCTTCGCGGTTTGTGGGTCGGGGCGCGCTTCGCGCGCCTATAATTATTTAAACATTGATGTCAATGCGACATATTGTCGCACCCCGCTCCGCGGGTCGGGGCGCCGCTTCGCGGCGCTTGTAATTATGCAACGGTGTTACTCTAACGCAACATGCAACTCTAGGTTGTGCGCTCGCCGCTTCGCGGCTCGCCATCCTTCAATCGTGCAGCGCTATTGCGCTGCTCTCCTTGCCCGCTTCGCGGGCATTGGGTCGTGCGCCGCTGTTGCGGCGCGCTCTCCCCGCTTCGCGGGGCGCGGTCGGTGGAGCGTCGCTGTTGCGACGCTCATCCCCGCTTCGCGGGTGTTCGCCCGGTCTCGCCGCTGTTGCGGCTCGCCGCCGGGCTCACGCTCTAGACCCCATCCACGTCCGTACCCGGCATTGACCTTGAATCCCTATACGATTTTGAAATTTGAAAGATCTAAGACCCCCCACCCCCCTAAAACAGAAAAAGGGATCCTAGAGTTGGGGCTTTAGACCTTGATTTAGACAGGGGGAGGGTGTAAATTCATTTTCATAAATAAATCAAAAGGTGAAAAAATTTTATAAAAAATTTTTATGAATTTGAAAGATGTAGACTTGAGTAAACTTCCGCCAGATGCGCGTAAGGATTTCATGAAGTATGCAGTAAAGTATGATGAAAAAATAAAAGAAGAAAAGGTAAATAAAGACTTTTTATCTTTTGTAAAAGCAGTCTGGCCAGATTTTGTTGAAGGTAAACATCATAAAAAAATTGCTGAACAATTTAATAAGCTTGCAGAAGGAAAAATTAATAGATTAATTATTAATATGCCCCCTAGACATACTAAGTCTGAGTTTGCATCATTCTTACTTCCTGCTTGGATGATAGGTAAAAATCCAAAATTAAAAATTATTCAAACAACCCATACGACTGAACTCGCAGTACGATTTGGTAGAAAAGCAAAACATTTAATTGATAGTGCTGATTTTAAAAAATTTTTCAAAACTACATTGCGCGAAGATTCACAAGCCGCGGGCCGTTGGGAAACGGATCAAGGAGGTGAATACTTTGCAGCCGGTGTTGGTGGGGCAATCACGGGCCGCGGTGCGGATTTATTGATTATAGATGACCCACACTCGGAACAAGATGCTATGAATCCAGAAGCACTGGAACGTGCTTATGAATGGTATACTTCAGGTCCTCGTCAGCGATTACAACCTGGTGGAAAAATTGTTGTGGTTATGACACGTTGGTCATTGAAAGATCTTACCGGAGCGTTGATCGGGGCTCAAAAAAGTTTAAAGTCTGATCAATGGGAAGTGGTTCAGTTTCCAGCTATTCTTCCAAATAATAAACCGGTATGGCCAGAGTATTGGAAATTATCTGAATTAGAATCAGTTAAAGCATCTTTAAGTTTACAAAAATGGAATTCACAATGGATGCAAAATCCAACATCAGAAGAAGGTTCAATCATTAAACGTGAATGGTGGCGTAGATGGGATAAAGATTATATTCCAGCTTTAGAACATGTCATTCAAAGTTATGATACTGCATTTTTAAAAAAAGAATCTGCCGACTATTCAGCCATTACAACTTGGGGCGTATTTTATCCAACCGAGGATAGTGGACCGAATTTAATATTATTAGATGCATTAAAGAAAAGATTAGAGTTTCCAGAACTTAGACGTGAAGCATTACAACAGTATTACTATTGGCGACCGGATTCAGTTGTAGTGGAATCAAAAGCATCAGGATTACCATTAACTTATGAATTACGTAAGATGGGAATACCTGTTATCAACTTTACACCCAGCAAAGGAAATGATAAACATTCTAGAATAAACGCTGTTGCCCCTCTTTTTGAGAGTGGACAAATTTGGGCGCCTGAGGCTGATTTTGCAGAAGAGGTTATTGAGGAATGCGCGGCATTTCCTTTTGGAGATCATGATGACCTCGTTGACTCAATGACACAAGCATTAATGAGATTTAGACAGGGAGGCTTTATAGGTCACCCTGAGGATTATGAAGATGAACCAGTTATTCACGATAACAGAGAGTACTATTAATGAGCACATTAACTTACGATAAAGATCTACATATTTTTTTAGATGCTGAAGGTAATCCTGCCACTCAAGAAGATATTTTATTATGGGGAGCTGAAAACCCAATAGTAACTCTTCCAGATGGAAAAGAAGAAGTTGTAAGTTTAGACGAGCAAGCTAAGCGAATGGTTGAATATATTAATAAACATAATATTGATTCTTCTTTAGTTCCAGATATTGCAAATCAAATGACTTCAGGTAAAACCCCTGAAGAAATAATAGCTAATCTATTTGAGCCTAAAATCCCTGTACAAATGCCAGAACAAAATATACAAGAACCTTTACAGCCAATGGATTTAAAAACTGAAGATCAAAATTATGGATATTAAAGAATTTAATAAATTGTATAATGATATTCGTTATCCTTCTAATGAAGAATCAACTTATGATACAGGTATATTTTCTTTAGCACATGGATATCAATACGGTGGTGGTACCATCGGATATTCAACTGGAGGTTTAGCTCCAATCACAGCAGGAGTACCTATAGCTCCAGGTTATGCTCGTGGGGGTTATATTAGTCAAGGAGAACCAGTACGAACACATTTGACAACAACCGTTCCACCTGTTAGAGGTCCTAATCCACAAGGTGTTGAATCATTATTTAAAAGAAGGTATAATTAATCATGGCTGATATAGATAAGGCGTTGCCTAATACTGTAAAGACTACTGTTGAAATTCCAGGTCAAACAGAAATAGAACAATCAATTCAAGAACAAGTAGAAAAATCTTTAGATCCAAGTGTTGAAATTAATACAACAGAAGATGGTGGTGCAGAGATTTCTTTTGATCCACAACTTGCTTCACAAGAAGGTGGACAAGATCATAATGCAAACTTAGCAGAATTTTTAGATGATAATATTTTAGGAGGAATTGGATCTGACCTTCAAGAAAAATATACAGATTACAAAACATCAAGACAAGATTGGGAAATGACTTATGTCAAAGGTTTAGATCTTTTAGGATTCACATATAAAACAAGAACACAACCATTTAGAAATGCATCGGGTGTAACTCATCCTGTACTTGCAGAAGCAGTAACACAATTTCAATCACAAGCTTATAAAGAATTATTACCAGCAGGCGGTCCTGTTAGAACTGAAATTTTAGGATTATCTGATCGTAATAAAGAAGAACAAGCGACTCGAGTTAAAGATTTTATGAATTATCAAATTATGGATGTCATGAAAGAATATGAACCAGAGTTTGATCAAATGTTATTCTATTTACCATTATCAGGATCTACATTTAAAAAAGTTTATTATGATGAAATGTTACAAAGAGCGGTATCTAAATTTATACCTTCGGATGATTTAATTGTTCCTTATACTGCAACTTCATTAGAAGATGCTGAAGCGGTTATTCATGTAATTAAAATTTCTGAAAATGATTTAAAAAAACAACAAGTAGCAGGATTTTATAAAGATGTTGAATTAGGTGAACCACCATTACAACAAGATGATATTGAAAAGAAACAATTAGAATTACAAGGAATTAGAATCTCTAAACAAGCAGATGTTTATACATTATTAGAATGTCATGTTAATTTAGATCTGGAAGGATTTGAAGATAAAGATCTACAGACTGGTGAGCCCACAGGTATTAAACTTCCTTATATTGTAACCATTGAAGAAAGTTCTAGAGAAGTTTTATCTATTAGACGTAATTACAAAGCAGGAGATCCATTAAAGAAAAAAACTAATTACTTTGTACATTTCAAATTTTTACCAGGACTTGGATTTTATGGACTTGGTTTAATTCACATGATTGGTGGTTTATCAAGAACTGCTACTCAAGCATTACGTCAATTATTAGATGCAGGAACTTTAGCTAATTTACCTTCAGGATTTAAACAAAGAGGTATTAGAGTTAGAGATGATGCACAACCTATTCAACCAGGTGAATTTAGAGATGTCGACGCTCCGGGAGGAAATCTTCGCGATGCATTTTTACCATTACCATTTAAAGGACCTGATCAAACATTATTACAATTAATGGGTATTGTGGTTCAAGCAGGTCAACGCTTCGCGAGCATCGCAGATGCACAAGTGGGTGATATGAACCAACAGGCAGCCGTGGGTACTACGATGGCGCTATTGGAACGCGGATCGCGTGTGATGTCTGCTATTCATAAAAGATTGTATGCAGCTCTAAAACAAGAATTTGATTTATTAGCAAAAGTATTTGCTACTTACTTACCACCTGTTTATCCATACGATGTTGTGGGTGGAACAAGACAAATTAAAGCTGCAGACTTTGATGATAAAGTAGATATTATTCCAGTTGCAGATCCAAATATATTTTCTCAAACACAAAGAATTAGTTTAGCACAAACTCAATTACAACTTGCTCAATCTAATCCTCAAATTCATAATTTGTATCAAGCATACAGATCTATGTATGAAGCGATTGGTGTAAAAAATATTGATTTAATATTACCACCACCTCAACAAGCACAACCAATGGATCCTGCAATGGAACATATTGCTTCAATGACAGGTTCTCCATTCCAAGCATTTGCTGGACAAGATCATAAAGCTCACATTGATGCTCATTTAAATTATTTACAATTGAATTCAGTTAAAAATAATCCAATTTCAGTTGCTTCATTACAAAGAAATATTGTTGAACATATTTCTTTAATGTCTCAAGAACAAGTTCAAATAGAATTTGCACAAGAGTTACAACAAATTCCTATTCTACAACAGCAGGCTCAAATAAATCCTCAAGCTTTACAACAGATTCAAATGATAATGAGTCAAATTGAATCAAGAAAAGCTAAATTAATAGCTGAAATGACAAAAGAATTTGCTGATGAGGAGAACAAAGTCCTAGGACAGTTTGATTCTGACCCATTATTAAAGCTAAAATCACGTGAAATTGACTTAAGAGCTGTAGAAAATGAGCAAAAACGCAAGGAAGCTGAAGATAGAATAGCTTTAGATAAGATGAGAGCTTTAATGAATCAAAATAATAGTGAAAATAAGCTTGAACAAAACGAAAAATTAGCTAAACTAAGGGCTGGTGTAAGTCTTGCAAAGCAAGGAGTACAACAAACTAAAATAACAGGAATGTAATATGAAAAAAATGACACCTTCACAAAAAAAAGTGAAAAAAGTTATGCACGAATTCAAAGCAGGTGAACTACACAGTGGTAAATCTGGTAAGATAGTTAAAAATCCAAAACAAGCTATTGCAATTGCTTTATCTGAATCTAGAAAAGTTGGAAAAGGATATGCAGATGGTGGATCTGTAAGAGGTAATGATGATGAATCTCCTCTTTACGGTACACAAGTTGGAAGTCATGATAAATTTATAAATTCTGATGGATATAAAAAAGGTGGAATTGATGTTGAGATGACAAGCAAAGATGAAACTCAATATCAACCAGTTAAAGGTCAGAAAAGAATGATGCCAGATAAAAGAAAAATAGCTAAGTGGTTCTAACATGCTACCAATGTTAGGTGCTGTTGCTCCTCTTGCAAAAATTCTTTTTAATACAATTGAAAAAGCAGTTCCTGATAAAGATCTTCAAGAAAAATTAAAGGCACAATTACAAACTCAATTACTACAATCGCATACTCAAGAACTACAAGCAGCATCAAGAATTATTGAAGCTGAAGCAAAAGCTGGCTGGTTTGCTAGCTCTTGGAGACCTCTTTTAATGTATGTATTAATCTTTATCTTGGTCTGGAATTATGTTATAGGACCAGTTATAAAAGTATTCTTAGGTGCAGTTATAACCTTTGAATTACCTGGCGATGTTTGGACATTGTTAAATGTCGGACTCGGAGGTTATGTGGTTGGGCGTAGCGCAGAGTCGGTAGCTCGCACAATGGCAAATAGACCGACAAACAATAACCAGGAAAACGGATAAGGAGAACTAAAATGAGAAACGACTTTAAACAAAGACCAAGACCAGCGTTCAGAGGTGGTGGAATTGCTTTAAGAGGAATGGGAGTTGCACTTAGAGGCGGCGGAATTGCTCTTAGAGGAATGGGAGCTGCTTTAGCTAAAGGCGGAAAAGCTTTTGGTGGAAAAGAAACTTACGCTGAAGAATTAGCAGAAGCTAAAGAAGTTAAATCAGGAAAAACTTCACCTAAAGCTTTTGTTAAAAAAGAAAAAGCTGAAAAGCATAAAGGCGAAGAATTAAAAAGTTTAGCTAAACAAGCTAAAGCTATTAAATCTGGAAAAAAATCTCCAGAAAAATATGCTGAAGAAGAAACTGCTGAGTATATGAAAAAAGGCGGCAGAGCTAAAAAGAAAAAATAATGTCTGGACTTGGTAAACAATTAAGAGGAACAGGTATTGCAAAAATTATTAATGCAAGAACAGGTTTTAAAGATGGAGGAAAATCTTTAAAACCTGTAGACAAAAAAGAAAATCCTGGTCTTGCTAAATTACCAACTTCCGTTAGAAATAAAATGGGCTATATGAAAGATGGTGGCTCAGCTAAACCCGGCTTATGGGCAAATATAAATCGTAGAAAAAAATTAGGTATCTCAAGACCTAAATCTAAAACTACTATATCTGCTAAAGCATATGCAAATATGAAAGCTGGTTTTCCTAAAAAGAAAAAATAATGTCTGATTATTCTGGCAATAAAATTTATAAAGAAGAAAAAAGAAGACAAGAAAAATTTAAAAGATCAGAAGAAAATTTAAATAAAAATTATAAAAAGGTTATGGAAGAAGAAAGTAGACAAGAAGCTTTAAATCGTTTACATCCAGAAGATTCTACAGTTGAACCAGAATTTGCTAAAGGTGGTTTAGTTGGAAAAGGACAAGGAAAAGCAATTAAAACTAAGATAACTAAATTATATTAATATGGCTGGTCTAGGCAAACAAAGAAAAGGTACTGGTATTGCAAAAATTATTAAAGATAATAGAGTTGCTTATAAAGATGGAACTAATCCTAAAGAAGATCCAATAGAAGAACAAATTAAAAAATTAAGAGAAATGGGTCTTGATGATGAACAAATTTCTAATTTTCTTTCAAGAAAAGATATTCCATAATAATGACTGAATTAAGTAAAGCAAAGTTTACTGATAAAAGAAAAAAACCAATTACTGTAAAAGGAACAAGATCTAAAAATAAAGATATTTCTTTTAGTCCTGTTGTAAATCCTATTTTTAAAAAAGGTGGATTTATTGCTAGAGGTTGTGGTAAAGTAATGAAGGATAGAAGAAAAATTACAAAGGTTTATTAATATGATTATATCTAGAGGAATGGGTAGAGCTTATATGGCATCTGGTGGTAAAGCTACACCAGCATGGCAACGTAAAGAAGGTAAAAATCCAGAAGGTGGTTTAAATAAAAAAGGTATTGCATCTTATAGACGTGAACATCCAGGTTCAAAATTATCATTAGCTGTAACAACAAAACCTAGTAAATTAAAAAAAGGTTCAAAAGCTGCTAATAGAAGAAAATCATTTTGTAGCAGAATGAAAGGGATGAAAGCAAAATTAACTTCAGCTAAAACTGCAAGAGATCCGAATTCAAGAATTAATAAATCTCTACGTAAGTGGAATTGTTAATATAACCAATAAAAGGAGAAGAAGATGGAAACAGTAGATGTAGCTTATAAACTACAAAGGTTCATGAAATCCCAATTAGAAAATTTAACGTTAGCCATAACATCTGGTGGGGTTGACAATATGGAAAATTACAAGTATATACTTGGACAAATTCGCACATACGAATTTTTATTACAGGAAATCTCTAACCTGCTAAACAACAAGGAGCTAAAAGACAATGAGCAAGGAAACATTATCAAACTCGACTGATGTTCAGTCAAATGAAATACCAAAGACTGTTCTAGGTCTTGAAGAAAAATACAAAGAAGAAAATCAAAAAACAGTAAGAGCAGAAAATATCACTGAATCATTAGTTGATAGTTTACCTGAACCATCTGGATGGAGATTATTAGTATTACCATTTACACCTAAAGATAAAACTAAAGGTGGAATTATTATATCACAAGAATCATTAGATAAATTAAGAATAGCTACTAACTGTGGTTATGTATTAAAAATTGGACCATTAGCTTATAACGATAAAGAGCGTTATCCAACAGGTCCATGGTGTAAAAAAGGAGATTGGGTTATCTTTGCTCGTTATGCGGGTTCAAGATTACCAATAGAAGGTGGAGAAGTGCGACTACTAAACGATGACGAAGTTCTAGGGACTATTAAAAATCCTGAGGATGTTCTTCATCACATTTAAACATAGGAGGCACTATGCCAATTGAAGATAAAAAACCAAAGAACGATCCAATGATCGATGTCGGTGAAAAAGAAGGCGCTGAGATTGAATTGGATAACAACGAGCAATCAAAAGCCGTTGCTGAGGAGAAAAAAGAAGAGAAGATAGAAGTTCAACAAGAAGCTGAAAAGCCAGTTGAAGTTAAAGCAGAAGCTGAAAAACCAGCTGCTGAAAAAGATGAGTTAGAAGAATATAGCGAAGGCGTTAAAAAACGTATAGCTAAATTAACTCGTAAAATGAGAGAAGCTGAAAGACAAAGAGAAGAAGCTTTAGCTTATGCTCAATCAGTTCAAAAAGAAAAAAATCAAATTGAATCTAGATTACAGAAAACAGATAAAGTTTATGTGTCTGAATTTGAGAATAGAGTTAAAGCTAATTTAGCTAATGCTAAAATTGCACTTAAGACAGCTATTGATGCTAGAGATGTAGAAGCTCAAGTTTCTGCACAAGAGCAAATTGCTGAATTAACTATGGAAGCAGCTAGATTAAGATCTCTTAAAGCTTCTCAAGAAGAGTTACCTAAACAAAAAGAGGTTACAATAACACCTCAACAAAATGTTCAAGCACCTCAAGCTGACCCTAAAGCGGAAGAGTGGGCTGCTAAGAATAGTTGGTTTGGTAATGACTCTGCAATGACTTATACTGCGTTTGATCTGCATAAAAAGCTTGTAGAAGAAGAAGGGTTTGATCCTAGAAGTGACGAATATTATGAGGAAATTGATAAGAGAATAAGACTTGAATTTCCGCACAAATTTGCTACAAAGGAAACCATAACTACAGAAAGAGCGAAACCCGCTCAAGTTGTAGCTTCGGCTAACCGTCCTAGCCAATCAGGACGCAAAAAAACTGTGAAGCTCACACCATCACAGGTAGCAATTGCTAAAAGATTAGGTGTGCCACTTGAAGAATATGCGAAACATTTAACCACGAAGGAGGTATAGGCATATGGTAAACGAAAAAAATACAATTAAGACTTCCCGTGCGAGCGAAACAAGGTCTAAAACAGAAAGACCTAAAGTTTGGACTCCACCATCATCTCTAGATGCACCGCCTGCGCCAGACGGATTTAGACACAGATGGATAAGAGCTGAGTCATTAGGCTTTGATGATACTAAAAATATCACAGGCAGAATGAGATCAGGTTATGAATTAGTGAGAGCTGATGAATATCCTGAACAGAATTATCCGGTTGTCAAAGACGGTAAATACGCAGGAGTGATTGGAGTTGGCGGCCTAGTGCTGGCTAGGGTACCTGAAGAGATCGCTAAATCTCGTGAAGAGTACTTCGCAAGAAGAACTAGAGAACGAGAAGATGCTATTGCAAACGATCCTATGAAGGAACAGCATCCAAGTATGCCGATCAGTAGTGAAAGGCAAACTCGTGTAACTTTTGGTGGTACAAAGAAGGACTAATTATTTAGTAATTCCTACCCAACAAAGTTTAAATATAAACTTAAAGGAGTAAATAAATATGGCAAACTCAACAAAACCCTTTGGTCTTAGACCTCTAGGAAAAGTTGGTGGTGGCTACGCTAGCGGCGGACAAGATCAGTTTTACATCGTTGATAACGAATCAACTTCGATTTATCAAGGTGACTTAACTGCATTAACTGCTACAGGAACAGTTGTTGCTGTAACATCGTCTGCAACTGGTCAAGTATTAGGCGTGTTTAACGGCTGTCTAATAGAAGTAAGCCCTAACAACAGAAACAAACCGACTTGGCAAAACTATTACTCGCAAACTGACGTTGCTCAAGGCAATATCTATGCGTATGTAATTGATGACCCAAATCAACTATACCTTGTTAAATCAACAGGAACTGCACTAGGTGTAAGCGCTGTTGGAAATGCATTTGATATTAAATACACTGCAGGAAGTTCTGTAAATGGAATTTCTTCAGTTGCTTTAGATCTTGCAGCTTCTAACTCTTCAACTGGTCAGTGTCTAGTACTTAGCCCATCTCAATTCATTGGAAATGAGATAGCTGTTGCTAGCGAAGACTTTGTTGTTAGAATTAACAAAGGTCAACAATTAATCTAAAGGAGTAATAAACTATGGCTATATCACGATCACAACTAGTTAAAGAACTAGAACCAGGTTTAAACGCTCTGTTTGGACTTGAATACAAACGTTACGAAAACGAGCACGAAGAAATCTTCGATAAAGAAACTTCTGAAAGAGCATTTGAAGAAGAAGTTATGTTATCAGGATTTGGTAATGCTGCGATAAAAGCTGAAGGATCAGGCGTGTCTTATGACCAAGCCAATGAGACTTTCACTGCTAGATATACGCACAATACGATAGCTCTTGCGTTCGCAATCACTGAAGAAGCGATTGAGGACAACTTGTATGACAGACTTGCGTCTAGATATACAAAAGCATTAGCTAGATCTATGGCGAATACTAAGCAAGTAACAGCTGCTAACGTATTGAACAATGGTTTCAGCACT